CGCCACTTGCGCGAGCACCCAACCTGCGGAACTTAACACCACAGGAAGTGACACCCTTAAGCTCGAGTTGAACCGCCAACAATTCATCTAACAACTGGTCCCCTTTAAACGCCGCCCGGTAGACGTCATGCTCCCTTTTGAGGTCATGGTGTGTAACATGAGCCTCGAAAGCCTTACCGTCCACCTCGAAGACAATGCAACCTTCGCCTATGTTCTCCATCTTCCGTCTTATCAGGTTCGCTCGTTGAAAACCATTAAGACCTTTCCCTACCTGACGGGTCGATATGACTCCTTTACAATTCCCCTTCCAAGCACGGTACAGTGCGTGCTCGAAAGGCTTCAAGAAAGAAGCAAGCAATAAGTTGAACCTCGGAGACCTCGCCATGATCATGCGAGGCTTAGAAGGCTTGAGAAGAGGGTTGAACTTCTCAGCCTTAAGAAACGCTGATATGCGCTTGTCGGCACGGCACAAACGTTCCTCCAAAGTCAACGAACTCAAAGCTTTATCATACCTTTGGCGCAATCTTCCAGAATAAGATTGTGCTACCCTCTCTAGAGACCACCGAGCAATGCCTAATCGCCTCACAAGTCTCCTTAGGGAAGAAAACTCGTGAAGTAGATGCACACTACCCGGATCTTCTGGCGTCGGTCCTAGAGTTCTAAGCAGCAAGGAAGCTACTTCATTGTGGACACAATTGGCATGTACAGCCGGTGCCCACACACCCCTCACAACTGGCACATGGCACCAGTACATCCTCCTTCTAACCTTGCTAGGATCACACTCAAGTTTACTCAAGATTTCGTTGGGTAGCACCAACTCGGCGCCTTCACGCAAGGGCAGGTTGGCATAATCCCAACCACGATGCCCCACACAGACACCAAGACCCGCTAACCCTGAGCACCCCTAAGCATTTGCCAAAGCAAGCTCCTGAACAGGCTTCAACTTCAGGTAAGCTGATCCCAGCTCGCGCCAGAGATCACGGACAAAAACTGGTGCCAGCAGACATGCAAGCGGAAGGCCGACCGCTCCTGTCACCGCCCACAAGGGGCGGATTGCCAACAACCAGGCCGCCCTATACAGGCGGCTGTCCCTTACCCTCAGAGTACCCGCGGACAGCTGTTCGCTGACCTTAACCACTGCTT